CGCAGACAATGTTCAGCACGGGGTCGCATTAAGACTTACAGCAAACTATTTAACAACAACTAATTCAGCAGGATCTGTAGCAATAGCATTAGATGTGACTGGTTCAAAAATCGGGGATTTATTATTTGCCACTCGTAACGGTGGGTATGTTGAAGAAAGAATGAGAATTACTGGTGCAGGCAATGTCGGAATTGGAACTGCGAGTCCTGACCACACCCTTTCTATAGTAGGTACTGCCTATGCTGATGGTGGTGCTGGTACATCAAATACTGTATTTGGTAAAACCGCTGGCGATGCCTTAACTAGCAGTAGTAGCAAAAATTCTTTTTTTGGAGAAGCAGCTGGTACTGCAACTACTACAGCAAACAATAATACAGCTATAGGTTATTTGTCTTTAAATGCAAATACTACTGGTGCTAATTGTACGGCAGTGGGAGCTAATACATTAATTACCAATACTACTGGTGAAGGTGGTACAGCTATGGGTGAAGGTGCTTTACGATTTAATACAACTGGCACTCGAAATACGGCTTATGGTTCAACAGCTTGTTACAAGAATACTACTGGTGACTACAATACTGGTATGGGTAGAAGTGCATTAGAAGACAATACTACTGGCTCGAATAATTCTGCTTTTGGATATTATGCATTAGGCAATTCTACTACTGCATCTAGCAATACAGCAGTAGGTTATAACTCTTTATTGACTACTACTACTGGGGCATTAAATGTAGGTGTCGGGTATCATACTTTGAAATTGAATACTACTGGAGCTAATAATGTAGCCATTGGTCAACAAGCAATGCGAGAGAATACTACAGGAGAGCGTAATACATCAGTAGGGGCGGCATCTATGATTGCAAACACGACAGGTAATTACAATGTGGCTGTAGGAAGAGGAGCTTTAGAAGCAAATACTACCGCATCTAATAATACTGCTGTTGGTTACGGCTCGCTAGCTGCTAGCACTACTGGGACATCCAATACGGCTGTTGGGTCTGGGTCATTAGGGCTAAACACTACAGGTTATGATAATACAGCAGTTGGTAATAGTGCTGGTAGTTCAATAACAACTGGTGATAATAATTTATTACTAGGACGTGATGCTGGGATTACGGGAAGCCCTGGAGGTGCAATTTCTACCGCTGATAATACCATTGTTCTTGGTGATGAGAATATAGCCAATGCACATATCCAAGTTGATTGGACTGTTGCATCTGACAAGCGTGATAAAACCGACGTAGAAGAACTATCAATGGGTTTAGCTTTTGTTAAGAAATTAGAACCTGTTACTTATCGTTGGGATAAAAGGTCTAAGTATTCCGATGACCAGAGTGTTGCACCAGACGGGACACACAAAGAGAAACAGTTGGATATTGGTTTCTTGGCACAGGATGTTGAGAAACTTGAAGAAGAATATGGATACAAGGCAGATGACAAAACTAATCTCACTACTTCATTAAGTGATGATGAAAAGATGTACGGATTAAAGTATAGTAAGTTTGTACCGATACTCGTAAATGCAGTACAAGAATTATCCGCACAAGTAGATAAATTAACCGCTGAATTATCAGCAATAAAAGGAGCATGACATGGCGGAAACAAGAGAAGCATCACAAATCGCACAAGACCACTCGGCAATGGGTGATAGCGTATCTTTAATTAATGGCATTATAGCTGGAAGTTCTATGGCTGGTGAAGAATCTGCTGAAAAGCAAGATTGTGTTAATCGCAATGTAGAACATTTGGAAATAATGGTTGCTAAAGAAGATTGGGGCAGTGAAAGTATGGTTGCATCCAAGAAAGCAATTAAAGATGGTAAATCGTATAAAGCGTAATTAAAACAATAACTTCCCAATTATGGGAACTAACAAACAAGGAGTCAAAAGTGGCTAAAACAAAAAAAGAAAAGAAGCCAGTCTTGAACTTGAATGATAAAGAGTACATCATTGATGATATGACTGATGAGCAACGAGCAATGGTAAATCATATTAACGATTTGCAGAACAAACAGAATACGAATCAGTTTATGGCTGACCAGTTAGCTGTTGGTAAAGAAGCATTCATTAATATGCTAAGTTCATCTCTTGAACCTAAAGTACTTGAGGCTGAAGTAGAGTAATGAAAATAAGTCGGTATTTCTCGTGGGTGAACTCTAAGTTAAATGTCTGGAGTTTTTGGCATTTACTCGGAGGTTTGTTTCTAAGTAAAGTGTTCATGTTATACGGATTTGAAGGCATGGATGTTATAATGCTTGTTCTCTTCATGGCTCTATTATGGGAAGCTATTGAATGGAAACTTGAGAATTACCAACCTTATGGTTCGTTAAAAGCATGGGCTGAAGATTCATTTTTAGATATATTTATTGCTACAGCCTGTGCATGGTGGATGGTGTTATGATTGTAATAATGTGCCTTAAATGCCATCCCGTTAGTATGGATAGTGTCTCAACATCCTACGACATCCCAATATCATGGGGAAAACGAAAGAAGGCATCATGGATTTTAGGGGAAGTATGAAGTATTTAGGGTTTGAGAAAAAGTCAAAGCTGGAAAAACGTGTTAATGAGTTAGAATCATTAGTATTTAAACTAATTGAAGAAACTGGTTACGCAGTTGTAATAGACGATCTAAATCCAGAGTGGCAATACCCTGAGTTAATCAAGAAACCTAAAGAGAAGAAGTAGTGGACGCTGAGAAAGATAACTTAGTAGGCAAACTTTTCTTTTATGAAGAAAGCGATTTGCGTATGGCTATGAATGGCTATAAGTGGTCTCTTGCAATGCGTGATATTCAACAATGGCTACGTAACAAGGTAAAGTATGAATCAGGTCTTGAAGATAAGACTGGTGAAGAATTAGAGAATTACATAGATGCCTATTGTACAGTAAGAGAAGAGATTTATGAAATTATGAGCAGTTATGGACTGAACGATGAAGATTAACTGGGATATGAAGTGGATAGTGATACTAACCATTCTATGTCTTGGTGAACCTGACTTAATAGATAGTTTGATAACGCTTATACAGGCGTGGAGTGTAGCCATTGAATGAGCATGAAGTTAAGACATTACTTGAGAGTCTTTTTGGACAATTCATGTGGGTTGCTGCTATCTACCTCTCCATCTCCATCTTCAAAGGGATTATTCTCAATGTGTATGAAGGTCTTATGGTGTTCATTGGTAATGATTTTAATGCCGACGATGTGGTTTATATTGGCGTTGATGAGCGTCCTGCTCGAATTGTTAGAATGGGTCTTCGGAAAACGGTATTCTACATGAAAGATACCCTTGGAGACTGGAGCATAAAGATGATAGTTCCTAATGAGAGATTAAAAACAATGGTAATCAAGAAGTCTCTACCTAAGAATGGCAATAAATTTCACACTGTAAAAGGCGATGAGTAAAGTGGATGCACACAGAGAAGAAGTCATAAGACTTCTGACATCCTTAAATGAGAGACAGGTTACTATCTTTAAGCACGTTGCACGGATAGATGTTCATTTAGAGAAGTTAAATGGTCAGGTAGCATCACACGAAAAAGAGTTAACAATGATTAAGACATGGGGTGGTATAGCAATGTTTACTATACCAATATTAATTAACATAGCATTAAAGGTAATATAATGGATTTGCTTAAAGAGTACCTACCTTGGGTAGGTGGAACATTAGTAACAATTGTAGGCTTAGGATGGATTCCATTCACACGAGTCTTAATATTTAAAGGTGTTAAAGTCTTAATGAGTGAAGTCTTTCTAAAGGCACTGTTCTTTGATCTTGCTGAAAAGTATGTCAAGAGTACAGACACTAAATTAGACGATGCCTTCTTAACCCAATTAGAGAAGTCCTTTAAATGAACTACAACGAATTAGTTAGGTCCATCAAACACCATGAGGGCTACCGTAAAGGGGTCTATACGGACACTTTAGGGTATGAGACGATTGGGTATGGCTTCGCAATAAAAGACCTCGAATTAGACGAAGATATGGCAGGTTTAATCCTGGAGCGTAAGATGACAAAACTCATCCTTGATAGTTTCAATAGGTTTAACTGGCTTAGTTCCCAACCATCAGGTATTCAAGAAGTGATTATCGAGATGTGTTATCAATTAGGCATTACGGGTGTTTCTAAGTTTAAAAAGATGATTGCCTACATTAAGAGTGGTGATTATATATTAGCAGGTGATGAAGCCTTAGATTCGAGATGGGCAAAGCAGACACCGAATAGAGCAAAAGAATTAAGTAGTAAATTAAAACTTGGATAACAATCATTATGGTGTTAACTTCCAAACATAGGAATTAATATGAGTTATTGCACAAATAGAGATTTAAAAGACATATTCCCATCAATAGATGAGTTTGATACTAAAACCCCTATATATGGGTGGGTACAAGTATTTAGTAATGGTGGTAATTATTTGTATGAAGCTTATGATGCTGGACTTGTAACTGTTCTATATAAAAATGGTCACAACCTATCCCCACACATGGTTACGGAAAGCTACGCTGATTCCACAGCAAATACAGATGAAGCCGTAGAAATATCTGAATCACAAATAGATGTAACTGATAGTGCCGTATTCGCATTAGGTGATATAATTCGTATTGATACCGAAAAAATGCTTATTACATCCATTGCCACTAATAAATTGACTGTTAAACGTGCAATCTTAGGGACAACATCTGCTACTCATACTACAGCAACTGATATTTATATAGGGGCAACTTGGGTAGAAGATGGTCAATGGCTATATAATAGTGATGATGATGTTGTACTATACTATGCTACAGATGCAATTAACCCAAATGACTTACTTATGGAATCAGGCGATGATTGGGTAGATATAAGAACACGATTTATATCAAACGCATCCAAGTATCTTGATTCAAGACTTGATGGCAAATTGCCACGTTCACAATTTAAAGACCAAGATGGTAATTATGATTACATTATAATTAGGTCATCTGCGTTATTAGCTTGTAGTTTCTTAATCAGAGCATCTGACCCTGCATCCGAAATTGCTGATGCACTCTTTGATGAAGCTGATAAGAACATCCTATCTCTGAATAGTGGTGCTACTAAACTATCTTGGCAAACAACTGGTGATGCCCCAATGGGTATTATTCGAGAGAAGTCTGTATCAGGTAGTATTAGGATTGTTGATACGATGGGAGCATACTCTGGTAGATACGATAAGATTGGTATCAAGGTTTCTACAGGAGGGGTTATGGGTACAGCCAAGTATTCTTATTGGGCAGGTGATTCCGATAATATAGGTGCTGAGAGAATGAATAATAGTGAAACGGCTACACTTACAGACAATATCAATGGCAATTACCAACCAATAGGCAATGGTCTTTATATAAGATTTGCTGGAGACACAGGAGATACTGCCACCTTGAATGATTCATGGGAAATTGAAGTACATAGTAAAACCGAAATAGTGGATAATGCAATGCCATCATCTCTTAGACGGACTCGCAGATGATTACTTTTGAGAATATATGGGAGACAAAGATATTAGATCCTATGCGTTCATTCTTGAATACAGAGTTTGCAGGCACTATCCCTATTTACACGGGAAGTTTTAAAGATATGGGGAGTCAGTCTATTAGACTTAACCCCGTAGGAAGTGATTTACTTGAAAGAATGACTACGGCTGAGTTAAGAGAATACATCTTAGACGTATCATACACTTTTAAAGAAAAGTCAGTAAAGAAGGATACTTGGGAGCATATCTTGCGACAGGTATCACACATAGAGGCTCTCTTTTTCCAAAATCAAAACAATACCTTTTTTAACGGTAGGTTGGATAGTAATCGAGTCAACCAAAAAGAAGATGCTGAAGAAGCGATTGATGGATTGAACGTAATCCGATGGGAATGGAGAGGCATGTATTTAGGAAACATATCTTAAAGTAAAAAGGACTACGATATGAAAGTGAAACTAAAAGCAAAAGGCTCAAAACTGCCTAATTGTTGGAAGAGTTGTAAGGCTTCCTATGAAGATTGGCAAGAACTACATAAAGGGAAAGAGATAAATGTATCATCTGTCCCAGAATCAATAAAACACATGGTCGAGATAGTAACATCTCCATCAAAAAAAGAAGGAGATAAGTAATGGCTATAGCAGCACAAGCATTTTCACCAAAAGATTGGAAAGTCGGGATTCTTAACGAAGCAACTGCCGGAACATCTGTTCTGACAGCACTCGCTGACTTTCTTCAACTAGATGTGGATTCAATCGGGTTTCCATCTCTCAACGTAACACAAAAACTCGATGTCAAAAGTGGTGCTGGAAGGACTCTCAAAGATGAAGATTTCTTTCAGGATAATATTATGAGAGTGGCTGAATTTTCACTATCTGGAACATTGCATAATGATGCAGCCCATCTCTTGTTAGTAAAGAATATATGTAATGATATAACGAATGAAATTGCGGTAGCATCTGGTTTTACCCCAGTCTCTCAAATATACGGGTCTACTGCTACAAACTCTGCATCATCCTTGACTGTAATCTTCCAACCATCAGGCGTAACAAACCAACAAGCAATGGAATTTGAAGGTTGTATTGTAACATCATTCAGTATCACGGCAGATGCTAATAGCGATGGCGGTCAATATAAGTGGTCAGCTACTTTTCAAACTGGAAGAAAGCCTGACTTGGCTTCAGTAGTAGTGCCAAATGCAATAACCGCCTATGCAAACACAACTATCCCTTTATTGTCGTCTTCATCTGCTCATGAAGTATTTGATGTACCCGTGGTCATGAGTAGTTTCACTGCAACTATTGAAAGCCCCGGTGTTTTCACGGGAATGTCCACTAACGGTTATCAAGTTGCAAGTCGTGGTGCTGAGTGTAGCGTTACTGCAGAGACTCAAGTCAAGTATGACGCTAATACTAAGGGATTCATAAATAGCTTCGATACGCAAACTGCGGCTTTTAATGGTGCATCTATGTTCAAGATTGTCAATGATGCTGCTTTCGGTGTAGATATTAAGAATGGGGTCTTCACTAATGTCGCACTCTCAGAAGGCGATATTATGATGCTTGACTGCTCTATCAAGGCTGTAGATGATGGTACAGATGATTTAATCTCAATTGATATTGCATAATGAAGAAAATCAAAGGCAAAGATATTGTATTTGTAGATATGTCCGTAGATGATATTGATTTCTGCAATGATATTCCACAGATGCGATACGAGAACGAAAAGATGGTTGCTATTGTAAACTTAGCTAAAGCAAGAACAGCATGGATACGTAAAGGTGTTAAAGGGGCAAATGACGAGTTCATTAAGTCTCTTTCAGAAGATGATAAAAATAACATCTCCATAGCGGTACAAGAGCATCAACGGCTGGGGGAAAAGAAGCCCTCCAATTAGAAGCTAACTTTCTCATAGAAGGGG